TCCTGAGCTGCCAAGATTTACCGCAGTATTTGGCAAACCAAAGAAAGGGCCATTAGGACTATTATAATATACCCCCGCACCAGTAGCAGGGAAATTCCTAATCGCATCTATCTCTACCCCCACCGTCCCACCAGAACCCCATGTGCCGTTAGCCCAAGTCTGCCCCCTTCGGTTGCCCAAACCGCCTGTGCGGAAATATACCTCGTCATCACAAAACCGCTCCGTCCACGTGCCCCCGAAAAGAGCAGCCGGAGCCTCGTCATCCGGGAACATCCCCTCAAGGGTAGATTGTCCTGTGACAGGGTATTGAGTGTAATATGCGCCCACAGGGTATGATCTGTTTCCTCCCATTTCTGGTAACTGCTCCAAGGGCACCTTACCTTCAGCGTCAAGACTGGCTACGCCGTTAGCAACACCAATTTTTCCAGATAACAAATCATGTATATAAGAGTGTGCATCAAGATCAGATGTATGTTCTTCCAGTTTATGCATCATTTCATTTCGATGTGATATTTCCTGTAAATCAATCTCTTGACGCACATTGATAAATTCCTCCTGCAGAATTATTCTAATATCCGCATGAGCATTATTATCTAAGTTATGCGTTTCTATCTCGCTAGAGGTATTTCCCCCAATACCTTCAGGCAACAGCTCTTGTAGAACTTTCCCGTCTGCATCAAGCCCGGCTACACCGTTTGCCGTACCTATTTCATCGCGTCCAATTAGATCATCATGGCTATGGTTTTTACTGGCCTTGTTTTCATCAACTTCTGTCCTAAAGTGTCCAATAACCTCATGGATATCATTATCACCCTGTGCCCTGGCTTCAGCCTCTGCAAGGATCTGCTGGTCAAAGGATTCTATCGCAATATGAGCATCTTCAATACCATGTTCGATTTTATTCAGGTTCTCGGTAGAGAACGGCGTACCCGGTTCAGTTACCGCATCGGGTGTATTAGTTAAAATTACAGATCCAGCTGTCTCTTGGGATTTGGTAAATTTGTTGAGATTGACACCCTGTCGGGCTTTCCATTCGGTCTTGGTATATGCCATAGATCAATAATACGTTTGCTAAAAAAAATTACTCTAATAGAGATATAATATCCCATGGGTTGACCATAACAAATGGGAGTACTTATAATCATAGTATGGAGGGCTGGCCTGTGAAGAAAGCGGCTATTGTATTTTTACTTTTGTTTTTTTGCATTTCCTTAACGTGGGGAGATAATATACCAGCATTCATGATAGAGTTTAACACTGGATATTCTGTCGGTATAAACATGGATAATACTTTTCAATTCGATGTAAAATTATATTATCCTTTATCGTATCCTTCTGGGAGATTTGGTTTTGTTATTCTGGCGGGAGGGTTATTAACACCAGATGAGTCATATAAACATATTTATATGGGGCCAATTTTATTTTTTAACCTTATTCCAAAATGGAGAGTGCCTTTATCCATTGGCTTCGATATAATGGGAGGGGATACTACTTACCTCGGGATAGGCAGTACCGTCGGTGTACACCATTCATTAACTAAGAATATTTATACTGGGTTAAACCTTGGAGTTACTTTTGCAATGAATAATAAATACTCTGTATTAACTGGGCACAGGCAGAATGTCACAACTTTTGATGATGGAACCACTTTAACGCAAACAGTTCCGATATTTGAAAATAGAAGCCATTATGGTAATAGATGGTTATTTATGCCATCACTGATAATTGGATTTCAGTATTAAGACCTACGTATCCATACCCTTATAGTAGTGTTTACTGGTCTTGTTTCTATACCACCTGTATAGGATGTATTTACTGAAAATAAGTTGTGCATTCCTGCTCCAAAGCCATCCCCTCCACCTAAACCGGTAATAGCTGCTTCAGCGTAAACATGTCTATGCGATTCAATCATCATACCTTGATCCTGACCAAAAGCAGCCGCATTCCCTCCTTCTACACGAAAAAACAGTCCGGCATATTGCGAGCTAATGTCTTCCCATACACCAGTAAATAAATCTTGAGGACGTGGTTGGCCTCGTAGTTGGAAATAAATAAATCCAATAGGCAAATACCCTTTGTTGTTAGCGGTTATTTCAAAGGTGTCTGCTGTTAGTTTAATATTGTTGAATATCCCCTGAAACGCTTTTAATATCCCATCTGGGCCAAGCCACCAGCCGGATTCATTTTCGTCCATTACATTGCCGTTACGATCAAACCTGTTTCCTCCGTAAATGACACCAGTTATTTTAAGTATCTTTGTTTCTAACTCCTCAATAAACGCCTGTTGTGCAACAATGAGCCGGGCAAAGACGGCGCCAAACCATTCAGTGTCAAAGGCCAAGCCTGGTACATCTAGCCCGTCCTTGAAGCAGCGGGTATACAGATCGGCATAACGCTCCGGCGAGCGGTATTCCCAAGCAAGGCCCGACCACTGGAACACGCTGCCCGCACGTTGTCCGCTCAATGCGGCAACAGCCAGCACATAATCGCCTTGTCTTGCCCGCACCTGCCCCTGCACCGGCCCTTTTAGTATTGTAACCAGCGCAATATTGGGCATTGTTTCAATCATGCCCAAATACCGGGGAGCGGAACTGTTTTTATCCCTTGTAATGACCAATACTGCGGTATATACAGCTCCTTGATAATTTGCTTGTACGGTAATGCTGTTGTCATCACCAAGGTCAGTATTTTCGCCTACAGTGATTGATCCGTTTTCATCAATTTCTATTTCTGCTGGAGCGTTAATTAGGGAAAACACTACGCCCTGAGAAATGGAAGAGTTCCACTGCATAAGCCGTGCTTGAGATGTAAAGGGAAGTAGCCCTGCGAGGATATTGCCCTCGCTGTCGCACTCCAGCAGTATGCGCTGCGGGGAGAGGGAAAGCCAAACCGGTGTAATATCCTCATTGCCGCGCTCCGCTCTGATCCTGACTGGAGCTCCCCATTCTCCGTCTTCGACTGATTCAGCCATTTTACTTGACTGCCAGACAGATCTGAACGTTTGCACATGATGCCAGTTGCCTTCCTGGCCGTCTCCCGTGGGTTTTGGCGGCTCGCTGTCACTGTCGTGGTAAGTGGTAAAATATCTATTACGAGCGGAGCTTACTACGCCTGAATCTATGGCCCCGGAGACAGGGGTTATCTTGTTTTCAAAGTTTGGAAGGATGAAGCCAGGTTCATCTACGCCGAAAATCTCTGGGCTGTACTCCACACAGGTAAGGACGGCGGTAAAGTCTTTGCCTGGGTTAATGTCAGTAATGATGAGATCAAGAACCTCATAACCCCTAATGCCGAATGCATATATATCTCCAATTTCCGGCATGTTTTGATCGTCAAACGGCTCAATAAAATAAAGCTCATTTTGGGAACTGAACTCCGAACTGGATTCATCGACTGCAAAGATGTCACCTATAAATGGGTCAAATAGCGAGTCATTTTCTCCCGCCCTGGGATAGTAATGAATTGTTTTTTCAATAAGCCTTCCCGGCGAAAAAACTACATCTTTGAGTATAACAACACCGTCAGATTTCCTGATCCGCACTGCGTACTGCTGCCCTTGCTCCATACTCATTGGTTCATCTGTTTTGATTCCGATGCATACTCCGTCTACCCAGATGAAGTCTTTGATTCTGCCCTGGGCAGATCCGACAAGTGCAATGTCTCCAGCATACTGTATCCAATCACCCTTGTTAACAATGAGGTATTCAATATCTGCTTCGATAGTGTGTACAAAAGGCCGGTTATTAAAGCAGCCGTAATTATACATACCGATAAGTCTGACCTGGGCAGAGTTGGTAATTCCCCAAAGGTCAATCTTTTGAACAGATTCCGGTTCGGTTATACGGTTACCGTCCGGCGTATTGTAGACAGCAAGCTCATTGCGCAGATAACCTGCATTTTCATCTATAAAGCGGAGCTCTATGGCGTCAGGAATATCAGCACTGAACATGGTCACATTGTAATTAATAGTATTTTTGGGAGTGAAAAGCTGCATGGGAGAGGGTCGCTCGATATCCTGTACAATACTCAGCTTTGAATCGATTCGCAATATGTCGGCTCTGGCGGTGCTGCCGATCATCTTTAAAAGTTCAGCTATTGTAAAAGATTCTGATATATACGCATCGCAGAAATAGTTATGCTTCTCACACCATGCATAAAAAGTTTCCAGCGATGCCCAGTCAATATCATCATCGTCAATAGCCTGCTGTGCAGGACGGCCTTTGAGTGCGTACATGAGCATAGCTGCGGGGTTTCTGGTTTCGGCAGAATTCAACCAGTGCAGCCTTCCCGAACCATTGCCGGTATGCACAGGCAGCTTTGAGGTGCCTACATAATTAAATCTTTCCAGTACACCATTAACCTTGCTTGTGGCCAAAACGCGCATGGCAATAATTGTCAGATCTTTCTGGCTCTCCGCACGGATGGGAGGCTTTGACTTTATTGAACGGATAGATCCTATATGCACCTGATCGATTATTTTACTATTTTCTGTGTCAGGCGATATGCGTTCAATTTTTACATTATACTGACCCGGAGTAAGATTTTCCCTGGTAATCTGACATCGTTTTGTTTTAAGCTCCGCCCCGAAAATGGTATTATCTCCATTCTCCGAATTAAAAAAACCCAGGAGCTGATAAGCAGATTCATTCTCATCGGCTATTTTAAAAGATACTTTTACTTCAACAGATGCGTTCGTGATGCCGCCACTGTCGTTATATTTTCCTATTCCGTTATGAAAAAATATATCTACGTTAATTGCGTCAGTATTATCCGGCGTAGTGCGAATAACTTCTCCGGATATTTTTTGCCCGTCGGGGCCATCAATTAATTTATTCAATGGCGCATTAACAGCATCTTCATGAACGCAGTAGGGATATATATTAGAAGTCTCTCCGTTTTGCATTATCTCAAGACGTATAAGAGGATCCGCTCCTGCCAATATTGAAGTGATACTCTTAGTCTGGGACAGATCTACAATAGGAGTTTCCCCAAGCTTTAGACTAATCAGGTCAATTACATAGTCTTTATAACCACCGCAAAAGAGCTGAGTGAAGTATTGCTTACCGTCAATTATTTCCGTATGGGGATTTGCGGCAAGATCAGGATAGATACGATGACGCCCTAAAAGGACAGGGATTCTCCCATGGAGCCGTGCCTGGTTTCTTCCGCCCCGGATCGATTGATCGCTCTCTGGCTTTTCCACGTCCGCTAGTTTCGGAATATTGGTATTCATTAATACAGTGCCACCAAGAGCCATTCCAAGTCCTGCGCCAACAAGCGCAGTCCCAATGAAAGCGCCTACAACAGGGATAAAAAAAGCCGCGATACCAAGCGCCATCAAGCCCCATCCGCCAGCTTTCATATAACCGCCTGTCTGCCTGGGATTATTGCCATATGGGACAAATTTTACTGTAAGTTCGTCGCCATCCACTACTCTTGATGAAAAATCCTTTACGATTTCACCATTCCTGCAAACCCGTGCCTGTGAGATGGGAATATCTGAATTAATTTCATTGATAATATCAGCTATCGATTTAGGTTCTGTGTAGAGGATGGTTCTTTCTGTAGTTACTGGGTTAAGCTCAGCAATAATTTTAACAGACATGGTAGTACCCCTCTATACATCCGGAGAGCCCCGGATGAGTCAGTCTCTGACAAACACTGCCGGTATTATTTTTCGTATGGAGAATATAGCCTATTCCGGCGTGAACACCAATGTGACAAAATTTTCCTCCCTCGGTTAGTAAAATAATTGCCTTTTCTTCCGGCTCAAGGATCCGCGAAGCCGTTAAAACAGGGACTTGCTTTTCAAAGAGCTTTTGTGTTTCGGCTACGTTAAGCGCATTAGAATAATTATCTGACAAATCAGGAAGCGTTATGCCGTATTCGTTCTTCAGTACCATCCGAACCAGACCGTAACAATCGCAGCCATCCATTGAGCGGCCATTTGAAATGAATGGAATGCCTACATACTTTTTTACCCATGGATATATCAAAAGAACAACCCCTCAAAATTATCTGGCGTATAAGTGTCTTTTGGAAACTTGCGGTCGGTAAGATAAAAATCGTATACTTCACCTTCGATGGTCTCTTTGCTTGCCCGAACATTTCGAAGACGGTATTTTAACGGTCCCCTTTCGTAGATGTCTGGAGCATCAGACATAATTATGCAGATTGAGACCGTAACATCCTGGCCAACCGCCTGTTTAATAACCGAAAAAATTGAAAGGTCAGTATTATCAATGGCAAGCCTGCAAGGGCGAGGAGCGTTATCGGTTTGTTCTGGCAGAATGATCGAAAAGCCTGCTGGGAAATATTCATACCCGCGTGAAGTAATACACTGGTTATTGTCCACAAACCGTAGTACCGCTCCGCCTGATGTTTCAATTGTTAACAGGTGCAAGAATACTTTTTCAGTTTCCTGGGCGAGTACAGCGGGAGTAGCTACTGAAGATAAACGGCTCATAATTTCTCCAGCACAATGGAAACCTCGAAAAAGCCCTCCACTGTGACCACACGATAGTTTTCAGCGAAGCGGAACTCTCCGGACTCCTGGGTGACAGGATCTGTAAAGTTAAAGCGTAGAACCCCGTCAGCCAGCACCGTATGGAAAAACATTTCAAAAACCATCATTTCTGCCAGGTCGTAACGCTGAACACCTGAGAATCTGATTGCCCTGGCAGAATAACGGCGTCTGGCTTTTTGTGGCCCTGCATCCATGGCGGTGCGTATAACATTGTTCTGCGGCTCTATGGAGAGCCCTTCCATGAGAAGATCATCCGGCAACCCTTCTGGCCAGAAAATTAGCGCCATACTACACCCCCACAGCCCGGACACCATAGCGGGAACCCATGGCTCGATCTGCTTTACCTGAATTAATATGGTTGTTCACCAACTCCCCGATAATGACATCAATTTGTCTGTTTCCGCCGGAATCGGTATGTTCTTCTCGTCTAACCTCTGCACCCGAATTATTTATAATATTAATGATTACTTGAGTTTCTCTGCCACTGCCCATGGCCTCCACCCCGAGATTCCCGCTAGGCATACGTTTCAAGGGCATTATTGCTTCCGACCCAGCCTCGCCCATTAGGCCGAGGCTACCAAAGCCGCCGCCAAACCGGAAATATGTCGGATGGCTGACAATCTGGTTCGTGAATGTCCCTCCATGTGCGAAAGTCCTAGCTGCTTTTCCGTATTCGTCGAATACTCCTCCCTGTGCGTGTTTGGATGCGCCATCTACATATCCGGAGATCATTGCACTTGACGCTGACGCGGCAATAAATCCCAGCCCAAGTGCCCATTGACCGTTTGCGATCAGTTGCAATCCTGCCTGCAGGAACATTATGGGAAGCTGCTGCAATATCTGTTTTGACATTGCTGCAAGGGCAGCTCCTAGTGCGTTGGTATCTTCTGCAGCCTGACCCAATACCCGACCAAATTCTTCAAATCCGGTAAGCGTTGCATTAATTGATAGGTTGACCAGCTCCGCTGACAATTTTCCCAGGATAACAGCTGCTTTATCGCTGAAGATTTCCATATCGTTTAACGCAAGAGCGAATTTTTCTACAAGGTATGAATTCCAATCCTCTAACTCTGAATTGATCTTATCGAACCATGACAGTTCGGTATTTCCACCTTGTTCTAAAGCACTTAAATATTCATCAAATTGGGCTAGTTCTTCCCGTGTTGCCCCTGCTAGTATCAGAGCTGCCTTAGCTGCTTCGTGTTTTGAGTCAGACAGGGCTTCTACTTCCTGCCTGTATCTTTCAAGAATATCATGCCGTTCCAGTACATTCATTAATTCAATTAATTCAGCCATCTGATCTTCAGTTGCGCCATTGGCTTCCCACATGGCAAGGGTTAACTCCCTTTCACTTTTACCAAGGTTTTCTACCTCCTTTCGAAGGTCGGCTAGGTGTTTATCGTAACCGAATTGATTGATGGTTTGTTCTAGTTCTTTGTATCTGATAATTAGATTTTGGATGCCTCTGTCTGTCAGTGAAAATGCCGAGTTAATATTGTCTCGATCGATTGATATAAGCTCAGTAATTGTTCTTTGAATTTTGTTCTGTTGGTCTCTCAAGGCTGATGTAGTATCAAACATTGAACCAAGAGCGACTGATACGCTCTGATCTCTCGACATTTCCTGATTAAGACCTGCTATATATAATCTTGCTGCATCAGCTCCACTTGAACCAAACCGTGCCCTATCAACACCAGTAATTTCTTCAAACCATTCTTGCCATGGTTTTCTTATTTCTCCCGATGCTCTTCTTAATGCATTAATATCAGCAGTTATTGCTTGTATAATCCACCGTAGTTTTCTTGCATCTTCTTCAGGCACGGCATTATCACCTAAAAAACCCTGAGCAATTGATAATAAATTATTTAGATCATTTATTCTTGTGTCTTCAACAACAGTATAAAGTTCGTTAATAAAGGTGTTTCTACGTGCTGTAATTTCCCGAATACTGTCACTTACTATTTGACTTGCTACATTATTTCTATTACTCGTAAATTCTGAAATTATATTAGCAACTCTTCCTAAACTCTCTATATTTCTACGTAGTCCATCATCTGACATATGGCTTAGATTTCTGGAACCATCATTTAAAGAATTGTTTAACTTTTGCTGCTCAAGAGCCAAAGCTGCTGCTTCATCAGCAGCTTTTTTCTGGCTTGATGCATAGGCCACATAAGCACCAGCAGCAACCCCGGCAGCTGCAATACCTGCCCAAAGCAGTGGGTTGGTTACAGCCATTGCAGCGTTAAGACCCATTTTTGCTGCATAAGCGAGCCATGTTTTTGCAGCCATAACAGCAGATGCACCTGCCACAACTGTCATAAGGGTAGCCCCTGAAGTGAGTAAGCCAGCTAGGATACCCTTCGCAGCGCTGCTATCATTTATTGCGTTGGTCAAATTCGTGAACATCCCCAGCACTCCAATGCCAGCTGGCATAAGAATATCTCCATAGGATGCCGCAAGTGAATTAACTGCCTCCTGTAAGCCTTCATGCATGGCGACCAGGCTTTCCGACGCCAGAGCCATCCCGCCATAGAACTGTCCTCCGGCAGCTGTAAGATCGTCTAACGCTCTGGAAAAATCCTCGAAGCTAATACGACCCTGGCTGGACATCTCTACAACCTCGGCGGTGGTAACCCGGAAATTTTTTGCAAGGGCATCAAGGATGGGGACGCCCTGATTTAGGTATGTGTTTAATACCTGCATGTCAGCTTTACCCTTGGCAGCCGCCTGGCTGAAAGCGTTCACATAACTGGTAAGTCTCTGAGAATTGCCTTGGGCGAGATCTCCAAACTTTGTTAGTTGGCTTTGTAGTTCTGATAGAGGAACTTTGGCAGCAATCAGCACATTTGTTGCCTGGGTAAGCGTGGACATGTCAAAGGGAGTTTTATCATTAAAGGTTTTGATCTCGTTGAAAAGCCCGGCACCTGCTTCCATGTCGCCTAATAAAATACCAAATTGATTACGCATAGTCTGGAAATCATCAGCAGTTTTAAGGGCGAAGGCTCCCATATCTTTGATAACCGACAGGGCTTTTAAAGCGGCAGCAACTTCAACCAGCCTCATTATGGAATTTTTTAGATCGCCGAAGGACTCTATATTGCGTCTGTTCGCTTTGTCAATATCTCCCGCCGCTTTATCAAGTTTTTTGTACTCTTCGACAAGTTTTTTTATTTCTGTGCTTTGTGGGTCAAAACCATTTCTAACGAGTTCAACAGCTGTATTTTTTAATTCAGCCTGCACCCGCCGGAGATCCTGACTTGAAGAACCGAATAAGTTTATTGATGCAGCCGCTTTTTCTGCCTCTGCCTGTACTTGTTGAAATGTATTACGTAGAGCCTCGCCATCGGCCCCAGATAATTTTTGCGCTTCCTCAGCCAGAGACTGGATTTCCTCCTTGATAGATGATACGGCTGTAAGAGCTTCTTGTGTGGCAATGCGTATCTGTAACTCAAGAGTTTTTTTATCGTCTGCCATACTTACGGGATTCCTCCGCTTCCTGCTGCTTCATTTCACGTTCTTCCTCGTCCGCTTGAGCTCTTTCGATTTTAAGCACAGAGAGAGCTTGGGAGATCCATAGGGGCTGTTCTGCCCAGCCGCCAGAAAATGGCAGGTATCCTATATTTTCAGTATTGCAGAATACCTCCCAGGCTGCATAAAATTCATCGTTAATATAAGATGCTGCATCAAGCGACAGGATAAAAATATCCCAGCCCTTTTCGTCTTTGACCCGGGTGTTCCAGGGCGGGTTACGCCCCGGAGCGAGTTGCGCTTTATGCTTACCGGCCCGGTATACCCGGTAAGCGATCCTTAGTTTTTTTCGTTGATTTCCGCATTGTCCAGGATACGGTCAAATTCTTCAACAATTTCTTTCAGGAGCGGCTCAAAGGCAATAGGTGCGTTGATAAGATCTTGGGCACTGGTAATGACCTGATCCCGCCCGTCTCCACCGCTGAATGAGCAGTTTGAAATAGCAACAAGCATTTCGGTCAGTGTAGATACATCATCTTTCTCAAGAATGATTTCCATTCTGTCCATTATCCCATTGGCCATAGCGATACCTTTCGCCTGCGGCTTTTTCCGGCAGCGGTTTTTTATTGCCACTGTCGGTGTTTTATACCTCACAGTGATTTGGTCGGTTACAGAGAGGTCTTTATTGCCGTTAAAAGAGGGGATAAAAACCCCTTCTTTGGATATTTCAAGACGCATTTAACACTCCTTTTAAGCCTGATGTTCGAGAGAGTAAAACACCGGATCCATGCCGGTAAGCCTACCTGATGCATCGTAAGCCTGGGCACTTCCAGACTGCCCACCGAGCTTGATGTTATAAAGATAAATTTGACAGAAAACAAAATCTTCAGTTTCTCCTGGAAGGGCGGCTTTATTTACAAAACCAAACATATATAATGCCTGATTCGCTTCTGGAGAAACAATAAAATCGCCATTGCTTTTATGGCTAACAAGCTTCATGTTCCGGTTTATAACCCCGCCTGGCTGGTCGGATTCACCTACTGTGAAGATAGAAGACAGCGTGAGCTGTGCGTCTTTTTTACCAAGGCGGTATTTACGGAACTGATCGTTTAGCCTGGTAACATCGATCTCGCCCTGCGTAATGGATAAACTCCAGCTTGATGCGTCGGCAATATGCGCCAGGTTGAGAAGGCGGAACTTGTCGCCAGCATTGGGTACCTCTGTCCCTAACGCCGGAAAAAGCTCTCCAGTTTTAAGGCCGTCAGGAAAAATGGAATCAGACGCAATTGCCGTGATTATACACATTACCCTGTTTACACCAACGGAAGGCGAAATTGAGGCAGTTAATTGTGCTATGGTTTTTGCGCCATCCCCGGCAAACTCATTTTCGCTGATGTCTGCTGTGAAGATCATACTATCGTCCCCGATTAGGGTTTTCTTTTCCATGGTTACTCCTACTTTGCCGGAGCGCCCGGCTGTGTTGTGATTTCTGTCCCGGTACTAATATCCGGGACGTTTGTTTTATTCCCTGCTTTAACAGGGCGTTTGACCTTATGGGTTTTACCGTTTTCGGTTTTGTACCTAGTCACATACTGATTCATGAATTTCCTCCTGTTGGAATTGTTATGGTTACAAACCTGTCGTCCTGAACATCCTGCACTGATGTTGAGTCTGGGTTATCCATAAAGCTGTCTTCCTGGCTTATGCTCTGGATGATACGGCTGTACGGCACGCCCCGTATTTTCCCCTTCCCATTGGTTACCTCAAGGCGTAGCCCGTAGGACGCAAGGTAGCTGTCAAGGGCTTCTATAGCGGCAAGGGCCTGTTCAAGGCCGGTCATGCTTTCGGCAGTTCCGGCTACGGACACACGGACACGCAACATACGGCTTGCGCGGATCGCTTTCGGCTCGCCCTGTAAAAATGTTTTTATAAGGGAGACTTTTATCACAAGCCCTTTTTCTTTTATTGATGACGGCGTTACCACTACCTTGGTGTTAAATTTGTCGTCTGTTATATTTCGCTGAAGCTGGGAAGCGAAAGCGTTAAGCGCTTCAAAGCTGTTCAAGGTCAATCCCTGCCTCCTGTATCAATAACCTCTGCTCGTGGTCAGATAAATAAAAGAACTCCCTGGCCGGAATCTCCACGGACTTTTTAAGGTAGTAAAGTACGATGATCTCATACTGAAGCTTCCCTTCCTCGTTCCGTTTTTTCCGTTTGCCCCGGTAGCACATTGTCCGGCCCCGGCGGAATACAGAATAACCTGCCGCTTTGATTCCCTTTATAACGTCCGTGGGGCTGTACCCATAACGGCGTTGTAACTGCCTTGTACCGGCAGCGGGAATCCAGAGCCATTCCTTTCTTGCCCGGATAACCCCGCCGTAATTCTGTATGGCTGCATAAGGCTTGTTAGTGCCAACGCTCACGGTCTGCTCATCAATCACTTTATGGGTAATTGAATCCCGGAGGCCGCCGATATCTTGCAGGGGCCTTCCGGCGCCACGGTACGCTTCAGTTGCAGGAGCAAGCGGGGCGAAGCCTTTACCTTCATGGATATGGCCCCGGATAATCTCCGCCGCCATCCCACCAATTACGCCTAACCTTGTCGGTGTTTTCAAAGCCGCCGAAAGATTGTCAAAGGTCTCTAAAACACCCATGGCTGCCTGTGCCGCCTTTTTGGCGGGGCGGACACCGCTGCCGCAGCGCCTTTCTCCGGCCCAGAGTCTGCCTCGGGAAAATCCCCCCAGGCTGCTCGGATAATATCCTTAGCCTTAGTGCGGTATTCCCGTCCGGCTTCCTCATGACCGAGCGCTATGTGCAATTCATACACTGTGTGGATAAGTACCACCTCACGCACAAGATTATCATCAAGGTTATAAGGAACGCCGAAGCGGCGAAGTACCGCCCCTATATAGATACACGCCCTAGTAATTGCTTCCAGAACGGTATCGTCCGAACCATCGGCGAGCTGGGCATAAAGATTTTTCGACAGCCTTACCGCTACTTCTTCCGGTGTAACCGGCTCCCCGAAAGGGGAGAAGGTTACGGCCTCGGTTTTTTCTGCCGGGATATTCCCTATGCCAAATTCGTCCATTATGTCAATACCTGTGCCTTCCTTATGGCAGACACATTCGGTACCGGCATGGGCCGGGACTGGCCGATGAACTTAACGCCTTCGGGATCGTCCGTCTGATGCTCCCTTACAAAGAAGGGAACACCGGAGAAGTTCGCATCGAAGGAATCCAGGGCACAGTAGAAGAGGCTGAACGCATCATCGCGCGCAAGGGTGAGTACGCACTTGTCCGGAATCGCAGCCTTGTATCCTTTGTCCTTGTAACTCCAGTACCGGGCATTACAGAGGTAGAACTTGGAAGTCCCCACAAGGATGTGATCCTCAAAAACCTTGATAAGGTCTTTATTAGTCGCTGCCTTGTTCGCCAGAGCCTTGTACACGTCCATCTTGATGAGGTGGACTATGTCTGTCCCGTCGGATGTTTCCTGCAGGCAGTCAACGATCTCGCCGCATCCGGCGATAATATCGCCGAAAGTGGTATTTGTTGCGTTCCATTTTGGAGTAACGCTCACCGTTTTGGGGGTTCCGAAATTTACCTCATAGAGGTCAAGCCCGCCGTCCGCAGTGCGGAGGTCGTAACTGATCTTCCCTGTGATGGCCTGGACAGCCAGAGCTTCGGTACTCTTGCGCACGGACTTGCGGAGAGTGTCGATGTAGTTGTCAAACAATACCTGCTTGCCTCCGGTCTCCAGGCTGTTGACACGGTTGCAGTCCGCAGCGGAAAGGAAGATAGACGGGGTAAAGTTTGCTGGATCTATCAGCTTGATAGATCCTTCCGCCGGTGTGAGGGCATAGGACACGGAGCCCCTTGTAACAAGGGGGATGTTCTTCGTTGGTAATCCCAGATCAGCCCAGGTGAGCTTGTCAAAGGGGTGGTTCTTCCGCACAGGCTCCGGGAAAATGAGATCCATAATCGGGGTTTTCAGCGCAGGAAGCCTCGAAAGAGCTTCGAATAACGCAACCTTGGTAAAAAAATTCTTAAAACTGATTTTCATGTGTTACGCGCTCCTTACACGTAGATTCCGATATCCCGAAGGCTCTTGATGAGAGCTCCGGAAGCGGGGGCTGTTTCACCGTTTGTGTTTACAGTGACTAAAACTTCCGCAGGGCAGGAGCCGTGGATTATCACATTGCCGACCCCCTCGTTAGCCTTCACGGCTTCATCAAGGACGCCCATCAGGGTTTGTGTTCCGCTGGCAGCAGCGAGAGCGGCAGTTCCGGGATCGGTTCCTCCGATGAGGATAGTCCCCTCCGGCAAGGCCGGGTGGTTTGCCGGAAGTGTTACCGATGTGATAAAAGGCTGGTGCCTTCCGTCAGCCGCTCTGCGGGTATGGAGGCTCATTTCTCCTACAACGCCGTCTTTCATAATGGATAAACCTCCTTAAATTTTGGAGAAGTCCATCGGGGTGGTTTTCCCGGCAGACCCGGCATCGACACCAAAGGTGCCGCCGCCGTCGCTAAGGTTCAATACCCCCGGTTCAACTGGCTTTGTAAAGCCGGAGATAATCTCGATAAGGCAGTCGGTATGGGAAACTTTCCGCTTCCCTTCCGGGGCCTCCGAATCGGACAGTTCGATGATTTTATCACCGTCAAAGGAATCCGAAAGGAACAGGGCTTTTTCCTGTAATGGTTTTGGGATTCCTTTTTCGTCCATTACGGACTTGAGCCTTTCTCTGGCTGCCTTCCTGCGCTGCTGGGCGGCATCGGAAAGGGCGAGGTCTTTCGCCTCCGCTTCCTGCTTGAGCCGCTCGTTTTCATCGCGAAGTTTTTTCGCTTCCTCTTCGGTCATCCTAATGACCTCCTTGTCGTTTTTTGCGGAATCATCCCCGCTTCCGGCGGCCCCGGAGCCGTCCCCTGGGCTTGGGGTCTGCTCCGCACCGGTTGCGGGGAGGTCATCCATGCTATTAATAAAATTATTATTATTCGTGGGTGGGGTGTCGGAGAGGTAAAATTGTTTCTCCGAAGGGGAGGGGAAAAAGCGCAAACCCATTCGCTCGCTGGCGGCAATTCCCAAAGGTTCTTTTATTGAAGAAATGAGGTCTTTGATTGCCGGGGCTTCCTGGCCTAGATACGCGAGGTGGACAAGGTACATCTTGCCGTCGCTGGCCCTCTGTTTTGAGCGGATGGAGACATCGGGGTAGTATCCGGCATCTACCGCATCGGCGAGGGTGTCCTCTTCCTGAATTTCCCCTGTCAAGCTTTTTGTTGTAGCATCGTAGGTAACAGAAACAACGTTTCCCAGCCGGGGCAGTTCGGCGTTAGGCCAGTGCCCGAATATAACAGGGGCGGATTGCGTCCCCGGGAAGGTTTCAGCAATTTCCTGAAGGTCTCTTTCGGTTACGATCTGGGGATCGTCCTTGGAACCGAATATCCCTACCTTCGCTATTTCCCGCTTGCGTGTTTTCATATTGAAAGTTTGCACGGAAAAACACGGGATTACTCTAAATGGGATATAGGGGGGAAAAGAAAAAGCCCCAGAAGACCGGGGCTTGGTTAATAAAATTATACTACTGTCTGGTTATTCATCCTCGTCCATATCTAAGTAAAGCTGTTCACCAAGGATAGGATAAACTTTTGTAAGCCTCTGTTCAAACTGACCCCAGTTACTGGAAATTTTCATGAGCGCTATTACAGCAGCAAGGTGTTCTGCTAATGCAGGATGTCCGACATCCATAGTCAGCCATTGGTGGTGCTTTACTTTTCTTTTACCGGTTTCTGTTAAAGGGTTCTTAATTTCAAGTTCTTTAAGTAATCCCGGTGCTAATCGGCTATAAACAATATTCTTGGTATATGTTCCCACAATACCAGGACGATTGATCCGCATCCCTTTCCATTCCCAATTCTTTAAGCGAAACATTTCCTTATAGAATGCATCGGGGAATCGCTTCGCCCACGTTGAATACTCCTTTTCCAGATATTTATCCAGAATATCTTGTAATGCATGTTTATCACGATAGTCTTGATAACCGGTTGCCTCATCAATTAGAGCAATTACCCCCACGTTTGCGAGACTTTTAAGGAGTTTTCTACTTTGTTTTGCCGCTTCTTTAATGTGCATATCCACGGATAACATCTTATTTTCCGATAAAAACAATATGGCATTACAAATCTCTGCCAATAATTTAGCAGGGTATCCATAAGTAGTAAAATTGTTTTTCTTAAATTTTATCGGATTATTTAAGCTTCTGTAAAGGGTTTGATCGCTTAAAACTGAAGCAAATTTTATTCTATCAAGAAATTCCCTCAGTGCCTTTCTTTCTTCCATTGGTTCAAAGCCTAATCCAAAGGCATGTAGAAAATCCTTTGATGAAAATATTCTCTCTCCGTTTTCCAATACATGGCATTCAAATTCCATATTGCCAATTCTAACTTTTCCAGGATAAGCTGATTGTAGTAGCTTCTCTCTCATCTCTATCCTCCCTATTAAACTACCGGAGTCCTGCCAGTGACATTAGCAGACCCGCATCTTGCGTCGCTCTGATCTCTTCCGGGCCAGCAACAAATGATAAATGCTGCCCGCTTACTGAAAAGCTGACAGTAAATTCCTGGGCGTAGACAACCACATCAAACATGGTATTTGGTAGCCGGATTTCAAACCTTGAAATATATCTCCCTTGCATAAATTCTCTTGAAAAATAATTAGGTAAGTTACTATATATGTCTGCTATGTCTCTAAAACTATTTCTTCCTGCAGTAATGTTAATTGTATCAAACGTTTCATGGTAACGAGTGATAGATCGGTCTGCCCTGATCATCATTTCAAAAGAGTCAATATCGGTAAAATGGTCGCTTGTAGCAATAATGACAAAAAACACAACCCCATCTCTATGTTCAAGATTAATACTTAACCCTTCTTCAATAAATATTTGGGCTGTTACTGTCTGTATCCAACCTTGCATAGTGGTTGATAATAATCTCCCGTTTTTTTCTATCGACTGTCCAAAAACACCTCCGACAATTAACACCGATAAAACAACAAAAATCAATTTCTTCATCGCTTCCCCCTTAAAACATAAAATCAATAAAACTATCCTTTTTTCACCCGCCAGCCCGCCAAAAAACACCCCCATTTTAACGAAATTTTAACGGCTAGAATGAGCATAACCCCTGAAAATCGGGAAATCATACGGCAAACGGAAACCATGACCGTTTTTGGCGTTTTTTCGCTTTCCGCTATAGCTCTCACCGCTCCTTCGGAACAGTGCCTTCCGGCAGTATCGCCTCGAATTCACCGAGCGTTTCAAAATCGTCAGAATCGCAAAAAATCACACGCCCGGTGCCATCCCGGTAATGTAGTTCCCAGCCCTTTCCCTCAACTTCCCGAAGCTTCTTGAGAGTTGATTTGTCTTGATGTCGCACCACCTGTATCGCTCCATCCGCCGGAACATCCGTAAAGCGGATAAGCACCATATCTCCGTCCCGTATGCCAGCCTCAGTCATTGAGCCGCCCCGGATACCCGCCGCATAGTACCGCTCGCCCTTTCTCATTAACCGTTTCGGCACGGCAACCGTCTCGCTCCGATCTTCGTCCATCGTTATTGTAGGCCCCGCCGCTATGTTAAACACATAGGGGATATCCTCGCTTTTTTCACCATCCTCACCGTATGCGGGGGTGGGGTCGGCTGTATACAGGGATAGTGGGCTTTCCCTGACGGCATCAGCATTATCTACGGGCTTTTTCTGCTTGATAATTGATTCAATGGTCGAAAGGCGAGTTTCTATTTCAGAAAATTTTGGGTGTGCGGCTATAGTTTCGTCTAAGCTTTGTTCTAACCGACTTTTTTCATGTGTATCACTCTTTATGAAAATTTCACCTTTTTCGGTCAAGAGCCAATTTGAATTTATCCTATACTTAATTATTAAGGCAGAAATAATTTTTTTTGATGGCTCTTTATCCCCACGTTCTATATCGCTAATTATACTGGGATTTACTCCTAAAGACCTCGCAAGTTCAGACTGATTCAGTCCCAATCCTTTCCGAATATTTTTGAACCTATCACCAATTGACATAACCATACACCTAAATTCGGCACTTTTTAGATTGTTTTTTAAAAAATATCTAAAAAGTAGTTGACTTTATCACGATAAGTGATATAGTGGTAACAAATGGTGATAAAATATCTCCAGTTTTTATGAACATTCTAAAAACGGTGATAATTTATCACCGTTAAAGTATCTCATGAAACCGGCGAAATGTACACATATATTATGCCGCTTGCGGAAATAAATAGTGCTTTTTTTCGGGAATTAAAGCCAGGCTCCGGGGCAGCCCGTGGGTCAAGGCGGGATCATTGACAGCAGGGAGTCTGGGCAAGCCCCAGGCGTTTGACCTTGAGCGCAGGGTAACTCAAGCCCTGCCGCCCAAAATTTTATTGAGCGCCCTCCGGGGGCGGTACCCGGACATGGAGCCGTATAGGCCGGGCAGCGGCACCCTCCCATCTCTCGCCGCAGCCCTGCGGGTTCGACTCCCGCCGGTTCCATAAGCCGGGAAAGCCCAGCATTTAATTGCAGGAGGTAATTTATGATAGAGCTTTTATTAGCAGTTTTGAGGATTTTTGCTTTATCCCTAGCCTTGAGTTTGTTAAACATATTTATTATTGCACTTTATCACTATTTTTTTTAACGAAAATATTTTTTCCTATTTCTTTTAGGCTTAATCTGCATCTCCGAAATGGTTTTATCAATCAACGGTATCCATGACCATTTTCTAATTCTGCTTTGTATGAATCCAAGACGTTTTGAAAATTCCTCCATCAAGGCAAAATATGTATCGTTAAGAATTTCCGTTTTCATCTCTCCAATAGATTTGTCAGATATTACATTTTCCATGAGCAGTTGGTTAATTTCCCAAACTTGATCATTAACACCTTTCTCTAACCAAAGCATATTCCGCATATAAATTGCTTGGAGTTTATTAAAATATTCTCTAATTGCTTTTGGCCTATTGGTTGGAGGTTCTGCTAGCAAACGTATAAGTTTTTCATGAATTACAACGATGCATCTTAAAATATCGCCATGAGCTTTCATTCTTTCTGGAAGAATTTGCCTTATAAATTGCTGTTGTTCTTGATGCTTATTAATCCGTTCGTTAAAAAACCCGGTAATGAGAACCGCTGCTATAGAAGCCAATACAGCGGTAAATCCAGAATTATTAAATAACTCAATTACTTTTTCCATGGTTTCTAGCCCTCCCTTGTAGCTTTGGTTTTGTGTGTTAACTCAATCATACCACAGGAAGAGGTTTTATTTACTTGTTTATTACAGGGAAGGAGGTAATATGCAGCCCCCCGATCCGAGCGGTAGCTAAGGAAAAAGGGCTTGTTATTAAGAATTTGAAGTTTAATAAACAAAAAACCGCCTCGTATGAGGCGGCAATATCTAAAGGAAAGCACGGACACGGTGTGGAAACCCCCGTGCAATCCAGAAGGAGATTTAATTATGACAGAGAAGAAGGAAAAGCGCAATAAGGAGAGCACTGTGAAACAATCGCTTAGTTTATGGTTTTTACGGAAGTTTATTATTTTCCGGGGACTTGAGAAGAAAGTTGAATCTGACACCTGTTTTATTAACTCACTTCAACGTTATATCGAGTCTCTTGAAGGCAGGGACAAGGAGCGGGTCATACGCATCACCAATCTCGAAGAGAAGCATATGAAGGCCCTGAAAACCATCAAGGAGCTAAAAGGTCATCTGTCAGGAATTTTACCGCCCAAGGAGGAATAAGCGTTATGACATTATTGCGGGAAATATCAGGAATGGGAACCCGCCCCTATCCGTTGGATCGGGAACGGCGGAAACGGGTCATGGTCGCCCTGGCTGAGAGAGATATGACATGTAGAGAGTTGGCCAGAGCGCTAAATTTACCACAGTCTCTCATCTCTATGATCATCAACGGGCGCCGGATATCACCTAAAACCGAAGAGCGCATTGCTGAATATCTGCATCGAGACGCAAATGACCTGTTCCCAGAACGAACGGCAGACGACATCGCGCGGATGCGCCAGGCAGAAGCCGCGGAGAAGGGGTTGGCTGCATGAGTGTTTATATTAAGGCGGCGGTAATTGCTAAAGCCACCCGCATGAGCCGGAAACATACTCTGGTAAGAGCTCGTTCTGAAGGCTGGCCCTGCATTAAGCGAAGAGGCGCTCTTGTGTTTTTGGAGAACAGGCTGCCCGAAGCAGTAAGAATGGCTTTGACAGAATGTGAGGTAGCTGAATCAAAAGATGAAGGGGTCTGCGGCAGCCTTTCCCAGCTCACGGACAAAGCACGGGAAACCGCCTGGAACCGGAGTGCATTGATCAGCGAATACCTCGAAAGCGGGTTAAAGCCCATAGATTTTGTCGAAGCGCATAACGCCGGACGAGCAAACAGTTATCTTTTGAAAAAGCTTGGCAAGCTGTCGATACGCACCCTGTATCGCTGGCAGAAGGATCAAGCGGAAGCTGGAGCAGAGGGGGCTCTTGCGTTAGCCGCCCTGGCTCCACGCTACGGTATCAAAAAAAGTGGTGCCGGTGCGACGCTTACTCGCATCGAGAGGGATCTGCTGCGGAACTTATGGCTGCAGAACACCCGGCCGGCAATGGCTCACGCATGGCGGGGAATGTTAAAGGCGATCCCGTCTTCTCACTGCTCATACCAGATAGCAGCAAGGTTTTTGCAGAGCATACCACCCGCCGAGCGGGATTATTACCGCCTTGGGAAAAAACGTTTTGAAGATCTGTATATGCCTTATGTCGAACAGAACATACTTCGCTATCAATCCCTTGATCTGGTTATTTCCGACCACTGTGTCCTTGACTGCGTAGTAACTTACAGAGGAAAACTCATCCGGCCCTGGCTGACAACCTTTCAGGATTATCGAAGCGGGAAGATCGTCGGCTTTTTCCCGACGGTAAAGCCATCGAGCCTGTCGATCATCGCTGCATATTATATGTGCTGCATACGCTACGGGGTGCCGCAGGTGGTGTTATTCGACAACGGCAGGGACTACCGTTCAAACCTCATAAACGGCTACAAAACCACAGCAAAACAGTTCACACCCGAGGGAATTGCGGAGGACGTGGAAGTATTCTTTCAGGGTGTTTTACCAACAATCGGTTCAAAAGTGCATTTCACAAAGCCTTACTCGGGTAAATCGAAAGGACGACAGGAACGTTATTACCGGCTTTTGGGAGAATACCTTGCAAAGGACATTGGGTCTTATATCGGCTCCGATACCACCACTAAGCCGGAGGACGCGGATCTGATGTGGCGGTCAATAAACGGCCTTGCAAAACGTGAGGATGTGCCTACATGGGAATTATTTGTAAGGGCCGGTGCAGCAATGATCGAGTACATCAACGACACCTTCACAAGCCAAGGCAAGGGAATGGACGGTAAGACCCGGAGCCGGGTGTTTGAGGAAAATCTGCCGAATACTGTCCGGCGTGTTTCAAAAGAGGAGCTTCAGCAGGCATTGTACCGGGGTGAGATACGCAAGTGCGGGCGGAACGGCATCAAACACCATGGTGTGAATTACTACCACCCCGCTCTTACCCGTTACACCGGCCAGGACGTGATCATACGGAGCAAGATTGTTACAGACAACGAGTTGCCCGTTTACACACTTGACGGATCTTTTGTCTGCAACGCCTTGGGAGATTATTTCGCAGAAGGCGGAAACCTCAATGAAGCAATCCAACGTGTGGAGAGCGTTAAAAAACAAACCCTGCTAGCCCTGGCTGAGCGTGGTACTAACGAAGTCAGCATTGATGCTGGGCAGAGGGTCATGATCGAGACCGCACTGCGGACATACGACGACAAGCTTCCTTCGCTGGAATCAATTTTCGGCGAACCTGAAGAACTTGAGGCTCTCCCCATTGCGGCGGGTGCTGAAGGGTTGCAATTAAAGCAGCCTAAAAAAATAACAAGATACATTTCCGAGCTGGATGCCAGCCCGGAATACATTTTATCTAACGGAGGGAAAAGATGAATCTGGAAATTAAAGAACGGCTCGAGGTGACTATCGAAAAATATGGGTTGTCAAAAGCACAAGCGGCGAGGGAAATGAATTACTCACCACCTGTATTAAGTGCCTACCTGACAGGGACATACCGTGGCGATGTGCTGAAACTTGAAGAGACCATAATCCGCTGGCTTGCACGTCAGGCAAAGGCTAGAGAGCGTAAGCGTGTGCCGGTAGTTGAAACCGAAGATCTACGCCGTATTACTAATGCGCTACAGATTGCACATGCGGAAAAAGACATCGCCCTCATCATCGCAGATGCAGGAGCGGGTAAAAGCACAGCCGCAGCATGGTATGCGAAAAACAATGAAAAGGCCACTGTCCTTGTTAATGTGGTATCTGGCATGAACCGCAGAATGCTGGTACTGGAAATAGCCCGCCAGCTTTCTTTGGACACAGTACGGGTACCGATAAACACCCTTATCAAAAACATCGCTGACACTCTTGCTGACCGAGATATGGTTGTAATTCTTGACGAGGCAGATTACCTGAAAGCGGACGCCCTTGAGTTCACACGACGGCTTGTCTACGACCTTGGCCAGTCCGGCTTGGTGCTGATCGGCCTTCCGCGGCTTAAATACCAGATACAAAACTTGCGCAACGATCACCGTCAGCTCGAAAGCCGCATCGGTGTTTACCTTTCGCTGTCCGGCCTTACCCGCTCCGATGCCGGGTCAATCACCGAATCGGTATGGCCAAAGGTAGATCGCAAGATTGTGGACGCAATTTACAGCATATCCAAAACCGATATTCGGCAGTTCACAAAGATAATCGAGAGGATGCAGGGGGCAATGGCAGTAAACAATGTTACAGAGCCTGACATGGAAATAGTCGAAGTGGCGGCTTCCCTTGTCCTGCGTCGAGGAGGCCATGCATGAAAAAAAGCACGATTGTACGAGGGGAAGCAATCACCATTTCAGGTCGAACCTTTATGGGAGTAAGGGAAGCGAAAAAAGTAGTGGCTCTATTTGAAGGGATAGGCGAATACGAAAAAAACACAGTATCCCTTTTAATAAAAACCGCCTGTGCGTATTACGAAGCTGGAAACATTATAGCTGACGCAATCCGCCGCTGGAAAATCAAAGACGGAAGGTTATCTTTGAAAGCTGTTGCCGAGGCTGGCGGCTATCCAGAAAACCGTATAACGCTATCCCTGAAAATATACAAAGGTTTTGAGCATAACCCCGCTGCCCTTGAGAGCCTCACCCTGCGCGACGCTCTGAAACTTATCGCCCCGCCGCCAGAGACAGGCGAAGACGGATATAACCGCATTGATCTCGGCGGCGATCCGGGGCAGATGGAGCTGGACTTTGGAGAGTTGTTCGAGCTGCCATCAACAGCCAACAGCACCCTTCAAAACTACAGGACAGTCGCGGATTTATTAACTGAAATTATCGTGGTACGGCGCGGCAAAAATAACCTGCTTACCAGCAAGCGTTTTTTGCACTTCTGCGAGGACGTTCCCCAGAACCCGGCTCTCCGGCACGCTTACAAAACCATGGTATATCAAACACAGGCGGCGATCGAAGATTATCTCGCTGCTGTAGAACAAGAGGAGGACTGATTATGAGTCTCGAACTAAGCAATAACGGTTACGGCGATATCATGCAGCAGGTTCAAAAAATTGAGAACCTTGTAAACGAGGGTGTTTTCCCAAACAACGGGAGAGGATTGTCCCGTACTAACTTATTACTTGAATTATCCTCGGAGACAAGAAAACTCCGGCAGATCATTCAGGAAAATCATTTAATTTTACCAACCAAAGCCAGCCCTGACGGGCCTCGTGCGGCTTAACAAATTATTTAAGGAGCGTTTTATGGCGCGTACAAAGAGCAATGAAATGGCAATTAAATCCCTTGAAGGGGCGGACAAAGTCCTTCAGGAGATGTGCGAGATCGAAGCCCAGATTGAGGCTATCGATAATGAAGCCCACGAAGAAATTGCGGCGATCAAAAAAAGAGCGGCTGACGAAGGCAAGCCCCTGCGGGAACGCTACAAAGGCTGTGTAAAGGCGATGGAAGCTTACGCCCGTTACTTCCGGGGCGATCTGTTCAAAGACCGGAAATCCCTCGACAGGACTTTCGGCACATTCGGTTTCCGCAAGGCCCCGGACGCAATCAGCGTAACAAAGGAAACCGCCGAGCTCCTTCAAAAACACGGCCTCGGCAAGTTTATCCGTACCAAGATCGAGCCGGACAAGGAAGCGATGCTCTCCCTGGACGATGAAACCTTGCAGAAGGTCGGCGCCGCACGGAAACAGAAGGAGGATTTCTTTATCGAGACCAAGCGGGAACTTGTGAACCAGGAACTGGCGAAACTGTCAGCATAACGCATGAGCCCGGGCGGTTCTGGACGTCCCGCCCGGGACGTTTTTGGAGGTAATGGATGGACGAAAACTTTGAAAAAATTAAGTCAAAGATTAAAAAACTCTTGGCTCTTTCCAAGTCGCCGAACCCTAACGAAGCGGCGAGCGCACTGAGAATGGCGCAGGAGATGATGGCTGAGTACAAAGTTGACAAGGTTGATGTGAGCAATATCGACATCGGAGAAGAGAAAGCAAAAACTGTTAGTGGCGATAATCCTCCAACATATGAAACTTCTCTTATTTATTATATTAGTAAAGCCTTTGGCTGTAGTTATATTTATGGTCATGACTATTATTCATTAAAGCGTCGATGGTGTTTTATTGGATTGAAGCACAGAGCAGAAGTCGCTGCTTATATTACACAGATATTACTACGTAAATTAAGAGCAGCACGAAAAGAGTATGTTAAAAAACTTTATCGAGTACGTTCAAAATATCGTAAAATCCAAAGGGCTGATGACTTCTGTAAAGCTTGGGTTAGTACCATATCAGATAAATTATCAACATTTGCAGGTGTATCTGAGGAAGAAACAAGAGCAATGGAACATTATATAAACAAAAATTTTCCAAACCTTACCAAGTTAAATAGTATCAACCGGTCTTTTGGTAGAGGCATAGATTATTATAACGGATCTCGTGCAGGTGATGGAGTTCATCTTCAGCACGGTATTGGCGTTCACAACACCCAAGGCTCATTGTTAATTGGAGGTTGACATGCAAAACCAAAAATCCCGCCTTGCAATAATCCACCTCGCAAAGAAACAACTCGGCCTCGATGATGATGCTTACAGGGCTATACTCTCCGGGGCCGGTGTATCAAGCGCAAAGGATATTACCACAGAGTATCAATTCAATTCGGTGATGACAGCTTTTGGGAACCTTGGTTTTCAATCCTCCAGCCGTGGTAACTCCGTTAAATATCGAAAATCAGCCGCAGGCAACAATCCCGGTATGATCTCACCCCGACAGGAATATTACATTCGGGGGCTGTGGTCTCTGGCCAGTCGTGCAAAGGATGAAAAAAGCCTTCGGGCAATAATAAAACGTGTCGGCAAAGTAGACGACATCAGGTTTCTTACCCGGCGTGCCGCATCAGGTGTGATACAGGCTCTCCGGGACATCTGCTGGAAGGCAGGTTATAACCCGGACACTAAGGAGGGGAATTATGCTGTGGACGGTAAAACAAGCAGCTCGTTTTCTGGGGCTGGAGCTTCATCAGGTATACTATCTCCTGGTGATGGGAGAAATTGAATCTGTCAAACTTGGTAAAGCCTGGCGGCTGGTTCCGGAGTCGGTAGCGGAATATGATCAGCGATGCCCTGAAGGAAAGAATCGAAGCCTTACCCGCAATTTTATCTATCAGGGAGGTGGCGGCTTTCTTTTCCGTTCGTTACCTGACAATTTACCGTCTTATCCGCCGGGGAATCATAGCAGCTTACAAAGACACAGACGGCCTCTGGTGCATAACCCGGAGCGATCTAAAGCAGTATTGCTCAAAGCATTCAAACCTGTGATCCAGCCGGATTTGTTTTCCGCATAATATGTTTTATCCCTGCTAGAGTATTATTTCTCTGTGCCAACTATTCTATGTAATGATATTGACAGATATTGATGCAGAATGGCTGGTTATCCGTGTGCTTATCATATCGGTTTCTACAATCGGCATAGTTCAGTGGTTGAAAAACTATATATGCCCGAAACACAAACGCAGTTATGCGCTGGTATCGCTGATTGTAACTTCGGTAAGCACTGCCATGCAGGCACCCGTTGTGTCGCCTGTAATTACTATCATGTATAACCTTCTTACCTGCGCCTTGGCTGTCAACCAGATTGCGTATGATTACATCATACGGGGCATACAGAACATTGTCGAAAAAACCATGAGCGGAGGGGGCAAAAATGACGGAACGAACCGTTAAGATGCTGGCAGAACTGGATCCCAGGGCAAAACCGGCTTTTACGTTTTTCTTTGAGTGCCTTGATGAGGTGTTAGGCGATGACCAATACATTGTTTTCGAGGGACGCCGGACTGTGCAAGTACAAGAAGCCTACTATGCACAGGGTAGAAAGCCACTGGACGAAGTGAATGCTCTTCGCAAAGCTGCTGGGTTATGGTTATTACGCAGTGAAAATGACAACAGGGAAATAACCTGGACTCTCAAGAGCAAGCACATTGAAGGGCTTGCCATGGATGTCCTACCAGTAGACAGCAGGGGAAACCCCACATGGGATTTGGCTCACTACCGCAAAACATTCGAACTCATCAAGCATTGTGGCAAAGATGCCATGCTTATTTGTGGAGCTGACTGGCCCGCACCACAGACAGATTGGCCGCATTATGAGTTAAGGCTATAGGAGGGTGTAAGTGCGTGAAAAGATCCACTTTATTTTGGCTTGCGGTTTTTGCATCTTTGTTTTTGTTTTCCTCACAGGCTGCACTACACGACCCGTTGTTATTGGAACAGACGAGCATATCGTCGCAGCTCAGGTCAGCACTGCTCGACTCCAGAGAGCAAATGATCTTAGCCGAGATGCACTCGATTTCGCTTCAATTACAAATAGACTTATTACGGAGTCAGCAAGAGCTGGACAGGGAGGAATTGATACGGCTCTCGAACTCCTTGGACGATACGATAGCTTCGTTCAGAGCCTTGTCGCGCGAATTAGAGAACTTGAACTGGCAACTCGTGAGGGAACAGGAGAGGGTGAAAATGAGAAACAGAATATTATTAGTGTCGGGAATCCTTTTCTTGATTAATCTAATTGCAAAGGTGGTAATGTTTGGACTGTATAAAAAAGGCATTAAAGTACCCCGTGTCCTTGACATATGGATTTAAGAGGTAATCAGTTATGGAATGGGCAGCTTTTTTTGGCGTTTTCCAGGCATGGGGGCCTTCTGCGGTCTCCAGTGTGCTGGTAATCGTGGTGGTACACTTAATAAGAAAGATTGATGCGGACGCAAAGAAGGACGAGCAGCGCGCGAAGGATTTGCGCGACTATATAAACAGTTCGCTTAATAACTTCGGAACCAGGATTTCTGTCGTAGAACATGAATACTTAAAGAGGGAAACATTTTACCGCGAGCTTGGCGGTTGGAAAGAAGATATAAACGGGCTGTCCAGCCAGGTATCAACACAGTTCTTTGAGCTTAACCGGAACATAATAGAATTGTGGAAAGACAAGAGGGATCAATAGAACCTATGAAACATAACATTTTGCGCGGCAAAATACTTGCTCTCCTAAAAAAAGTTTACCCTAACGGTGTTGACGAAATTACCATCGTAAGTGTTTTGTACCAGTACCACAAGACCGATGAAATTATTGCCGCCTTGGAATACCTGGCTGACAAAAATTATATCCTCATGAACGAACACCCCCACCCTTATTTGGAGAACGAGAAGCTTAAAGGGTATAAACTTCTCCCCGTAGGCATAGACCTCCTGGAAGGGAATATCCCCGCCGACCCCGGCATACTTGTTCCGCGGGGGTAAGTATGGGACAGAAAAGCAAGGCGGAGCAGTACGGCCTAAAAGAACTGATTGCCGAAAAATGGGACGGCGGGAAAAAGACCCTTGTCTATGTTACCGAAGAGGTTAACGAGTGGCTGCAACAAAACGGATTTAAGATAACCGTCAGCCGCGAAGCCATTCGCCGTGCTGTCCGCAGTTATGAGTACGAGATCGCCGATGTCCGCAAAGGCATAGAAATATCCAAAGCCATGGCAGAGGTTTTCAAAGACCATCACGGTACAGAGCAGTCCGAAGGGATGCTTATGTATCTGGCTCAGCTTATTACCAAGGAACTGCGAAACATCGAGAGCATAAACTTTGAAGACCCGGCGGAAATGATCCACGCCACAGCGAAGCTCACCATGGCACAAGCGAAGCTGGCGCAGTTCCGCACCCAGGCTGTCAAAGCCCTTGACCGTGCCAAGGCGCAGCTAAAAGCGGAGCTTCAAAAAGTCATCCAGCACGATCCCGACCTTTTAGGGCGACTCTGTAAAATCGTTGATGACGCCAAGGTGAAATAATGAGCGAACTCCTTTCTGAACTGGTAGGGAATGACAGAGCTTCTCTCCAAAAGAAAAAGCGGAAAGAACAAGCTCAAAAGGACTTCGGTTTTTTCTGTGAATATTATCTTGCAGATTATTTTTTCACCGAACCAGCGGCGTATCAGAGCATCCTTTATAATGTGGCGGACACGCGATCACTGTCAGAGACAACTTCAAAGAGCCTTAAACCGTTTGTAAACGAGAAGTATCACAGCCTTTTAAGACCCACAGAACGCCTTGCAGGCGCAATGTTTGTAGAGCCCAGAGAACACGGCAAGACCGTTCGCTGGTCTTTCGCCTATGTACTTTGGAGTATCATTACAAATAAAAACCGTTATGCCTTACTAATAGGGGCTTCCGGGGATTCTGCCAGAGAAAACCTCATCAATATAAAAATTGAACTTGAGGAAAACGAGCTTATCCTTGAGGACTTCGGGGATCTGAAAGGTCAAGTTTGGCGTGACGATAGGATAGAGCTAAAAAACGACACTTGCATACAGTCCAAAGGCTCCGGGGCTTCCATGCGCGGTACCCGCTTCCGCCAGTACCGGCCCGATCTCATTGTCCTTGACGATGTGCTCAAAGACGATGCGGTTGACTCTCCTTCTCAGAGGGATAAAATTTCCCGTTGGCTCAAGCGGGTAGTTTTCAATCTTGGCAAGACGGCATTTACCATTTGGGTTAATACGATATTCCATTCAGACGATCCCGTATCACGCCTAATGGAAGAGCTGGATGCAGGAACCTTGAAGAGGTGGATTGCTGTTCGGCTATCCTGCTTCCGGCCTGACGGTTCGCCCCTCTGGCCAGAGTACTGGTCAGCAGAAACCCTTGCAGAAAAACAGGAGCAGCTCGGTTTTGACAATTTTTCCACCGAATGGTGTAACGAGCCCCTCTCCGATGAACAGCGTATAATACAGCGTGCATGGATAAAAACCCACGAGTACCGCGAACTTCCCCCAACTTCCGAACTCCGCTTTTTCTGCGGTGTAGACCCTGCCACCGGCAAACACGACCGCACGGCAGAAGTCCCCATTGCCGTCCACCGGCGGACAGGCATCATCTACGTGCTGCCCCCCTGGGCGAAAGTGTGCAGCGAAACTGCGACTGTCCGGCAACTCATGATCATGCACAAGCTATACACCTTCGAACTTATCGCCTGGGAGGATGTGGTTTTCAGCGGCATCTACGGCAATTACATTCAAAAACTCGCCGCCGAGGAGAATGTGTACCTGCCCATCAAAAAACTTGGCAACACTCTTTCAAAAGACGCTAAGGCACGGTTCCTCTCGCCGCTAATCGAGAACGGCATTATACGCTTTCCCGCCGAAGGAGCCTCCGAAATTAAAGACGAGCTGGTCAATTTCCCCAAGTGGAAGTTTGATGATCAGATGGATGGCCTTTATCTGGGTGTTAAGGTTATTCCAAGCGGCAGCGGTATGCCAGTAGTGGAACAGGTCAAAACCAGCTCTGCAACAGCGGCACGGAAAATAATCAATATGGTCAGGGGGTGGTGATGTTGATTGAAATATTAGCTCTCATTTTTAGCATATCTGCAAGTATTGCCTATGTTTTAGCGCTAATCTTTTTTTACGGGTTAATTGTGGGAGGTAAAGCGTTTGATATATTAACTTTTATACTTTACATATTTGCAAGTGTTGCCTGTATTTCGGGTTTGACGTTGATTTTTTTAACGTGTTCAAAAGGAGTAATAGGATGAAAATCTACATTGCAGGGAAAATAACAGGTGATCCTAATTACAGACGTAAATTTGACAAAGAGGCTTTTAAATTAAAGTCGAATGGTCACATCGTGTTAAACCCCGCTATTTTACCAAAAGGCATGGAACACCATGAATATATGCACATCTGTTTTTCAATGATCGATGTCGCAGATTTAATTTACTTTCTGCCCTGTTGGAAAGATTCAAAAGGGGCAGTTATGGAATATGAATATGCCAAACAAAACGGCAAATCTTGTACGGAAGCTGTAAGGAAATATAAACTATGAAAAAGCCCGATAAAAAAACCCTAACCACCCAGATTATCACCGACAATATGCTGGGGAGCTTCCTCAACTATATGCCTAACCCTGATGACATTCTCCCTGGTACATTCAGCTCCTATGACACCTACCGACAGATGCGTACAGACCCCCGGATCAAATCTCTCTTGAATAAGCTCAAAACAGCAGCGCTTAATTTCCCTATACACATCACCCAGCCTAATGGCTGCCCGGATAATGTATTTACTTTTGTTAAAAACTTTGACCTATGGCCTAAACTTTATCAGAAGCTGAAGCGGGTTTATTCCGGGCTTGATTACGGTTTTTCAGTCTCCGAGCTGGTTTGGCGTATTGATGGCGGGCAGTATATACCTGACAACATCATCACCCGCAAGCCGGAACGTTTTGTTTTCGGACATGACTGGAAGCTCTACCTAAACGAAACCGGGAGGAGACGTATACTTAACGAGCAGTATAAGTGGCTGCAATACCACCATGACACGGATGATGAAAACCCCTACGGTACAAGCGTCCTTCGTTGTGTTTATTGGCCTTATATGTTCAAAAGAGCCGGTTATGAATTCTGGCTCCAGGCTACGGAAAAGTTTTCGGTAAAAACTATCTTGGCTCTGTTCAAAGCTGAAGGTGATGACAACAACATTAGAAGCAAAGCCCGTCAAATTGCGGAAGAGCTAATATCTGTTGTCTCCGGTTCAGCCGCAGCGGTTGGGAATGTTGATTCAATCCACGAGATCGGTATGTCTGGCGACCTTATAGGTTTCGCTTCCCTGGTTGACGCCTGCGACATTCAGATAAGCTATGGCCTGACAGGGCAGTCAGTCGCAACCAGCAAGACCGACGGAGGGAGCCTCGCTCTGGGCGAAGTGCAGGCGGATCTGTTTTATGAGGATGCTAAAGGGATAGCCGTTGAGGGGCAGGCTCTTGTTCAGAAAATCATAAACTGGGCGGTTGAGCTTAACGGCTTCACAGGTACACCGCCAGCGGCTGAGGTGGATACGGAGAAACATGCCAGCTTCGACCAGCTTATGGAAGCCATTGACCATGGTATCCCGGTTTCTAACGATGCCCTGTATAACCGTTATGGCCTCCCCAAACCCCGTGATGAGGAAGATTCATATATAAAACAAACGACCCACGACTTTGCTTTATCTGATTCAGGGAAGGCCGTAGCGGGTAAAAAAAAAGCCCCAAGGACGCTGATACGAATTATATAGCACTTGAAAAAGCACAGCTTGCAGAACTGGACACTTTATGTAACGCCGCACAAAAACGGATCAGCGTAAGGATAGAAAAGACGCTTTCGGATTATTTGGAAAACCTTTCAAGTACAGATACCCCGCCATCAAAAGCACAGTTAGAAAAACCTTACCTGCCGGAAATTGATCCGGATTTCGTGAGAGAAACTGAATCACTCATAGCAACGGCTCTGCTTCTAGGGATGGATCACGCTTCACGTAAATTCAATATGGCTGATAGTTTTGTGCCAATATCAGAATTGCTTTTTGAAGATGCTGTCTCTTTTATGAAAAGTCGGATCCCGGTAACTAAAACGGAATGGAACTCACTTGAACCGATGCTGCGTTTTAGGGCTTTCACTGTTGCCCGGCTCGCCCAGTGCGATTACATTGATGTAGCCCGACAGGTTTTGTATAACGCCATGGAGACCGGCAAGGGCGTCGCTGAAACATATAAACAATGGCAAACCTTACAGACGCTCATGCAGGACGATGCAATGAGCCTTCGCCCCGGATATTGGGAGAATGTATTCCGTACAAACACGCAGACTGCCTACACTGCCGGGAAGCTCATGCAGTACCAGAACAACCCCCCGCCTGCCTGGCGGCTTCTGGTCATTGAGGATAGTCGCACTTCTAGTTTTTGCCGGGGGCTTCTCAAAGACGGCAAAACCGATCTGGTAATGGCATCGGATCATCCCTTCTGGAGAAAGTTCGGATACCCGCCCTACCACTTTCAGTGCCGCACTGGACTTCAAGCAGTTTATAAAAGCCAGATTGATGATGGTGTTGAATTAGAAAACCCAAATGTAGAAAAGATGCTTTTTAAGCCTATGGATGGTTTTGGTGGGAATCCGCTGGAGAAAGAAAGCTGGTGGATGATGACAGAAAACATGGCTCGCCGAGCTACCCATTACGGCATTTTTAATAATATTGAGAAGTTTGCACAAGATAACGGTTTATATAACTTTTCACTTAATCTTGTTCGAGGGGTGGATTTGGAAAGACTGGACGGGACTAATTACATGGCAAGGAAAGCAGGACTTGCCAGACCTTTACAAAAAGAAGTTTATGCGGCGAAAATTTTAGAAGAAAATGGTCATAGAGTTTTCTTCACTCCAGAGAATAAAACTATTAAAAGGTTAAAAAATTACGATGCTATTATTAACGGGAGGATTGGTGATTTCAAAAATCCCGATAAATTCAAAAATATTGTTGCACATTTAAACAAAGCCGACGGGCAAAGAACTTCAATTGTCTGCCTTTCACCACCTACAGAAAATCATACCATTGATGATGCTATAAAAATTATAGAAAAGTGGTTTAAAACAAGCCAGAGACCAATTGAACATGTTGATACGGTTTTTTTGATATGGGACGGATTACTTAAAGTAATAAAAAAACCCCTGTAACGGTGGCCTATTCGCCGGTTCAACACCCACGCCGGTTTCACCTCTAAGGGGATGCTTAATATATAAGCTATATTTGGAAAAAAGTCAAGCTGTTTACTTTTTGTAAACTCCGGCGTTGCCGGATAAGCGGCCATGTGTCGCAAAAATAACGGGCAGAGCCCGGCAGTTCGCACCTGCCGGACAGGCGCAGGAACGCCCACAGGATAACCTGATTCCACCCGACCTAGCACTAGGTGATCTCAGTATAAGTTATTCTGTCTTTTGGTAAAGCCTAAACAAATGTATAGGTTTTTATGAAAACACCTCTCTCTTATTATGGCGGCAAACAACAGCTTGCCGCACGAATTCTGGGGCTGATCCCGGAACATCGGATTTACTGCGAACCTTTCCTAGGCGGTGCCGCAGTCTTTTTTGCAAAGAACCCATCACAAGTCGAGGTTATCAACGACACCAATGGGGAACTCATTAATTTCTATGAGGTACTTCAACGTGATTTCCCGGCATTGGAAAAGGAGATATCCATCAGCCTGCACAGCCGTAAGCAGCACCGCCAGGCACAGGTAATTTATGAGAACCCGGAAATGTTTGACCGGGTAAAACGTGCATGGGCTGTATGGATGTTGGCCAATAGCTCTTATAGCTGTATGCTGGATGGAGGATTTGGTTATGACCGTGACGGAAGTACCAGCAAGAAACTAAAAAATAAGCGTTTAAATTTTTCCTTGGATTATACCATCAGGCTCCAGCAGGCACAGATCGAATGCTGTGATGCCTTACGGATAATCAAAAGCCGGGACACCACTGATACCTTTTTTTATCTCGATCCGCCTTATGTCGGCTCTGATCAGGGTCATTATAATGGCTACACTCAGGACGATTTTGATGCTCTTTTATTACTCCTTGAAGGCTTGCAAGGTAAGTTTCTGCTGAGTTCTTTTCGAAATAAAACTCTGTCGGAATATGCTGAGCGGAACAATTGGGAAGCGCTTGAATTCAAAATGGCCTGTGCTATGACTAATTCCAATAAACCACGAAGCAAGGTAGAAGTTCTTACAGCAAATTATCCTATAATTTTCTCGCCTAAATAACAGAAAAAGGCCGTAAAATAATCGCATTTGCGGCCTTTTTCTGGAAGGTAACGACATAATGTATAAAATGGGCTTAAAAGTGCCTTTTTTCGGGGATTTTTCTACGTTTTAATGGTTTTCTATGTTCATGGGGATCCGGAGCTTCTGGGACTTTATTTCTGTGTATTATAATGAATTAGCTGTATTTTCTGGGATATTCTCAGTTTGCCATTAATCATGTATAATTACAATTAGATTGAATCTATTCTGCCATGATACAGTTGTATTACCACCATTGGTTCCATTATAACCAGCCAGCCATGCATAGTTTACAGGTGAATTAACCGGATCCCCGCCTAGTCCGCCTCTTCCAACATCAATGATTAATAGTAATTGATCCTCTCCTTCTACATCAAACTTCATGTAAGCTGCTGCACCACCTCCTCCTGCTCCGCCTGTTCCAGACCACCATCCCCCAAGATAACTGGAAGAAAACCCGCCCTGTCCACCTCCGCCAGCTCCAAGGGCATATATCTCTATTGTTGCTGGAAACTCTACATGATCAGGTAAATTCCAAAAAACAGCATGGGGTCCGGGAGCAAATGTTTCAGTATAAGTCTTTTTTTCTGGGTTTCCACTTATTGTAGGTTTTGGTAAGTTAATAAAAAAATCTTCTTCGAAAGATATTAAATTACCAGTAGGAGAGTTATCAAATTTTCCTTCAGGACAATATTCCATACGAGGCAAAAAATTATCTCTAGTACCAATTACAGTATCCCAGCTTAGTAATTGCTGATTATCAGAGCTTGTAATAATTACAAAATAGACATCGCTTACAGAATACATTGCATAACGATGATAACCTTCAGCTTCTCCATTACCGCCTATTGTGATTGACGTAGTTAACGAATCGGCAAATGACTGGGCGGTCTCAACTGAAGTTTGCATTGATCTTGCGTCTGTTTCTGAATTTGTCCAGGAACCATTCCATTCATAATGTAAATCCAGTTTAGCAGAAAATTTACCCACTATAGGAAACCTTTTTTCCCAAGCAGTTCCTATACTGACACCTGCAGTATGGCTTTGCGTGTCTGTAATTGTAATACTATTAGATACAGTGCTAACCATTGCTTCTGTTACTGTATTTGTGTTCACAGTTGTTCTTGTTAGTGATACTGGAGTAACACCGTTAAAATGACCAATCAAAATTGTAGATACATATGAGTCAAGAATATGTCCCACATAAATTAAATAATAATTTTGGTCGTTTTCTGTGTATGAATCCAATACCATAGGGGTTGAATTGGATGCAGCAACGGGTATTGCCCTTAGCACATTAGGAGCGGGTGTAATGGGGTCATCACCGTTGTTGATTATGCCATTATCACAGGCACCTATACCTAAAATTGAAATTACCACAAGGAAGATAACTACTATACTTTGTATAGATCCTATAGAACTAAACTTGTTTTTCATAAAAAACCCCCTAATCTTGACAATTTTTTTGGATCATCGTCCAAAAAGCGGTAAAAAAACACAAGAAATATATTCTATTAAGTAAGTATACCTATCTAATAAGCGGTAAGTCAATACCTGATAAATAAGTATCCTTATCTTAGGGGTGGAAATGTCAAAGAAAATGGTAAGTATCAGGGAAATATTGGCACTTAATTTGAAGGAATACAGACGAAAAAGCGGGTTTACACAGGAAAAACTGGCAGAAAAGGCAGGAATTTCTGCTAATTACCTTTCAATGGTAGAAATTTCCCGGAAGTTTCCCACTCCAGAAATGTTGGATCGTATCGCTCAAACCCTTAATATTCAAACATTCCAGCTTTTTGATCCTTCGGCTACCCCAGATGGAGCTTTATTACATCTGGAACAGGCTATAGTAGAAAATATCGAGACAGTTATCAAAACAACAGTAAAACAAAACATTTTAAGTGAAGTAAATCAAACTGTCAGTAATGCAGTTGAACAGGCATTTTCAGAAAATAGAACCAGAAAGAAAAATAGCAAGTAA